AGCATACAATAACAATGGCTACACCTTGGGTTCTAATGGGTCACCATTTAACGCCAATGGTGTTGATTACGTCTCATGGACATTCCGCAAGGCCAAGAACTTTTTCGACATTGTGACATACACGGGTGATGGCGTAGCGGGGCGTGAGATACCCCACAACCTTGGCGTTGAGCCGGGGATGATTATAGTTAAGCATACAAGTTCAACCAGCAACTGGTATGTTTATCACCGAAGCCTCACAAGTGCTAACTATGGATTAGCATGTTAAACAAGGTCGATGCAGAGGTTTTATGGGGCGGGGGAAGTGTAAATAGTGATACCTTTAGTTTTGACCATCAAAATAGTTCAGATTCAACCTACGTCGCCTACCTATTCGCCCACGATGACTCCGATGAGTCGATTATTAAGTGTGGTTCGTTTATGCCTCCCAACCCGACCGCGCCAACCGAGGTTGGAGTTGTTGACTTGGGATGGGAGCCTCAATGGCTTTTGATTAAGAACGCAGATTTTACAAGTAACTGGTTTGTCTACGATACCATGCGGGGCATTGGTGCTACTGACACCGCTCAAGCGTTAAGGCCCAACACGGACCAAGCAGAATCGCCGCAAGGAACGTCGGACTACCCTATACGGATCACCTCTACCGGGTTTGAGATTAGCTCCGCTACTTACGCTGGTGATTCTATGGGAAATGAAAAATTCATCTACATGGCTATTCGCAGGCCCACCAAGCCAGCGGAGGAGTTTGAGCCAGAGGAGTTGTTTGCGGCTCTACCGAACACATTCGCAGACGGAGATCCCGGCTTTAAGACCGGATTCCCGGTAGACATGGCTATCAGTGCTGACGTTTCCATGGGCGGCAACAAAGACATTGCATCCCGTCTCACCGGAACAAAAAGGCTGGAAACAAACACAAACAACCCAGAGGGAAATCAGACTTATAACAAGTGGGACTACATGGACGGATTCATGTCGGGATCGAACGGGGCCGTTTATGGCTGGCTGTGGAGGCGCGCCCCCCGGCTTCATGGATGTTGTTTGTTATGAGGGTACTGGGGCGAATGCAACGATTAGCCACAATTTAGGCGTTACTCCAGAACTAATGCTTCATAAATCCAGAACCGGTGGATCAGATTGGATAGTGCATACGCCATCTATTATTGCGGCAGATAGTTTCTTGAGATTAAACCGCAACGACCTCCTTTTGCCAAACAGCAACCAAGGATATACAAACACTTCAGCGCCAACAGACACGACATTTACTGTCGGTAATTATAAACTCAGTATGGGTGGTCAGACTTATGTCGCCTACCTCTTTGCCACCGTCCCCGGCATATCAAAGGTGGGGAGCTATACGGGGAATGGTTCAGAGGTCGAGGTGGACTGCGGCTTTACCAACGGCGCTCGCTGGTTGCTTATCAAGCGTACTGATGCGGATGGTGATTGGTATTTTACGAGCAACCCGGGCGCTTTCACGACCCTTTCAAAGCTGAACACTACGGGACGCCCCAGCCAACTATCAGGTCCACCTACAACGACGTACCTTCTGGATTCAGGGTTGCCTCAACGGTCAGCAGGCGACCTTTGCGTTGACGGCGCTGAATACATCTTTTACGCAATAGCATAGGACTATCAACTATGAGCAATTACAGAGTACGAGAAACCGGAGGCGTTCATACCCAAGGCGAGATTCGCCGAATGAACCCTAACGTCTCACTGCCACGGGTCTGGACAGATGCCACATGTGATGGGCTGGGTGTTGATCCGGTTCTTGAGGGTGAGCGCCCAGAGGCTGGTGAGTATGAGGTAGTGGTGAAAGACGCCGTCACTCAGGTGAATGGTAACTGGACGCAGGCCTATAAGACCGCGCCTATGTTCACCGCCACAGAGGATGCCACAGTAGATGAGCAGATAGCTGAGTACGAGGCTAACAAGCTCCAGAAGCGCCGTGAGGGCATGTCAGCGACCAACGAGAGCCTCAGACTACAGCTAGATCAAATAGGCGTATACGGCGTTATGAGCGCGGCTGTGGCCACCTTAGATGCCAAGGCCGAATACGAGGGTGTAGATGTCACGCCCTACGCCATTCACTGGGGCTATGCCACAACCATCAACCGGCTTGATGAGTGGGTGATTGAGGTTGCAGAGGCGGCTGGCATTACTGACGAACAGCTTGATGACTTATTTGAGGCGGCGGGGACGTAGCATGAGATTACTTTTAGCGGCTTTACTTGTGGCTGTATCTGGATGCACATCACTAGAAGAAAGGCAGGCTCACGTGCAAGGCCAGATTGATATTGTAAGGAGTCAGGCAAATGCAACAACAGATCCAAAAAGAAGCAGATTCAAAACTTGCGATTGCAGAAGCTAACGCAAAGGTGGCGCTGTATGAAGCTCTTGCTGATGTTGCCAGAACCAATCCGGAGCAGGCTAGTGCGGTGGTCGTTGCAATGGCAGTTCAGGGAGTTGGTCAAGAAAAAGAAGATAGTGATACTCGCATAGTTCCCTTGCAACCCCTTCAAAATGAAACGCTGGAGTACGCTCGTGTATTTGCGGCTCCATTGATGAATGCAACAACAGCAGTCGCAACCGCTTACATCAACGCTGATGTGGCAAAGCGGCAGTCGGATAACGCGGCAAGGGTACAGGTGACAGATGCTCTCCAAGATTCAAGAATTGTTGAGGCGGTTGCGGAAGTGGGTATTGCGGCGGCTGAGACGAGTGGACTGTTTGTTAGCGGTGATAACTACGCGCTTAGTGATTCTGCAAGCATCTCTCAAGATCAGGCTTCTACTGTGGCGGAGACAACGACAACTACGGAAACAACTACGAGTAGTGAAATAACTGATAGCTACAACACAGAGAATGCAGACTCATATAACGATCAGTCTGATAACACTGATAACTCTTATGTGACCTATGGCGATAAGCAGATGACGTTGGAAAGTCTGCTGGCATTTCTTTCTGAAAGCGGAGAGCCGTACTCATTTACTGTAGGAGAGGAAACCTACACAGACACTACTGAAGAGGAAGAGAATGCAGGCTTGAACTGCGTCCCTACCTTTGATGGCTTTGTCTGCACTGGAGAATAATATGTCGGCTGACTACGACACTAGCACTCCCGGCATACAGGGAATTGAAGAAGTGCATGGCGCTACTGTTCTGGATGATGGCTCTATATATTTTGCTCCAAATGAGCTTTATGAAGAGCGCCAGAACAGAGACTTTACTTACAGGTCAGGGATAGATCCTATCGACTTTGCTGGTTACGTCAGAAGAAATGGCGTTAACGGCAATCAATCTCATGCTGGAAACATTCTTAATGACATGCTTTTGGAGTGGGATAAAGGCAACACAAATAGCTACGGTAACTATACAGCCAGACTGCTGACCTCAGATATGTTTGATGAGGCCACACAGCTAGCCGACATGATGGGTTCTCTTTATATGGATGGCCATAGTAAAGAGCAGATATATCAAATGATCGGCTTGGGCAATGGCGTAGCTGGTGCTTACAACTTAGGTGAGAATTACAGGCCGAGCTTTGGGCCTCACGATACGGCTGAGAATTACACGCCAAGCTTTGGACCTACCCAGATGAACATGAGGAATGCTGATCCTCAAGGGTCTGGAATGTTTAATATGATTTCGCCTGTATCTATTGGCTATCAGCCTGCTACTGGCGCAGAAGGAATGCTTACAAACTTTGTTTCTAACAACCGTCGATCTTTGATTAACAGCTTACTTCAAGGTTAGGCATTAGCAATGAGTGACCAAAACAATTATTGGGTAATTACCAGCAGGGCTAAGGGGGATGCTAGCAACCCTTTTGGCGGCAGTGCCACAGCCAATCAAACCTCTCAACTTGTTCAGATGACAGAGGATCAGATACGTAAGGAGTATCAAGATTCTGGTCAGCTACAAGATCATTTTGGTTCCTTTGATAGTTACATGACTTACATTGGTGAGTCGCAGGATTGGGTTCAGTCTGCTGAATGGATGATGGCAAACCCTGAGTACGAAAAAGGTGAAAGAGAGTGGCTTTATAATAACAGAGAAGATGTCATGTACCGTCCCGGCGAAAGGGACGAACTGCAAAACAAAATCCAGACAGATATATCCCTCGCAAGGCAAAACGCCTATGCGCTCTGGCTAAATGAGGGCGCTGAGCTAATGGATAAGTGGGGTCTTAACCGCACTATCTATAACGATGATGGCGACAAATTTAAGTGGACAGGCTCTGGATACCAGAAGACCTACAAGGTAGATGATCACGCTGGCGTTGGCGATTACATAAAGACGGCTATAGTAACCGGTGCGGCGCTCGCGGCAACCCCTGCATTAGCTAGTGCATTAGGCGGGATTGGCGGTGCGGCCTTGCCTGCTGGTTTAGCTGGCCCTTCTGCCCCATTGATTGGCGGCAAACTTGCTACAGGGTTAGCGGCTGGGGCAACAAGCGCGGCTAGTCAGGGGCTTCTTACCGGGAGCATAGATCCGAAGTCTGTTCTTACCAGTGCTGTTATGGCTGGTATTAATCCCGGCGGGTATGTGGCTGATAACTATGTCCCGTGGAGAAAAACCGATTTCTTCACAGGAGACAAGAGCTGGGCCTTTGGTGGCGCTCCCCCTTCTAGCTTCATGGGTGGCTTAGTCAGCGGCACTGTTAATGATCTAGTCTCTAACGGAATCATGAACGGCGAGATTGATCTGCAAGGCTCTTTAGAAAAGGGGCTGATATCTGGCGGCCTTAACTCTTTCAAAAATGCCTATGATGAGTACAGACTAAACAGCGAGGAGAACCTTGCTGACGAATATCAATTCAACAATCCCGATGCGACTAGGGAGGAAGCATTAGCTTGGGCTAACTCTCCAATAAATGCAGACCGCCTAAACAAAACAGACTTGGGCGCACTGATTGGCGAAAATGGCCTGCTCAATTTTGTTCCTCAGCTCGATACATCAGGAATCCGAAATACCTTTGACTTTATTGGCAATGGGGTAGATGGCCTGCTAAACGGCTTTGAGCTGGGTGACTACAGCACTATGGGGCTAATCAACAACCCTGTTGTTAATGGCGCGACTAGCTTACTAGGCAACTTGCTCCCCAGTGGATCAGGCGAGCCAAGCGACGATTTTCAAGCTCAGTGGGATCAGTTTAGTCAGGAGTGGTATGACAACAACAGCGGCAATTCTGATTTAATTGACAGCAACGGCAACCCAACCGTGGCTGGCGCAATAGATAAGAATCAGTATGTGACAACTAAGATCGACAACTATGATGCGTTTTACTATTCAAACTCTGGTGGCCTAAATGAAAACTATAGTTGGTCGCCCAATCCAAGGGGTGAGTCAGAGGTATGGGGGACGCTGGATGGCATAGATGGCACATACTCAACAGGCGGCGTACCGATCTCGCCGATGATAGGCGCGGGCAACTCAACCATTAGCCCCATTCTGGATGCTGATGGCAACGTAACAAAGCCTTTGAACTTTGGCCCTGAGTTTACTGCCCCTGACTATGTTCAGCCCGGTTATTCAACAAACACCGTACTGTCATCAAACAATGATGCGGCGCTTAGAAACTACGGACTGATTAGCCTTGTTCAAGATTTAACTGGTGATGATGACAAAAACGCCAGTAGCAACAGCAATGCCAGCAGTAATACAACAGACCTTAATGCGGGCGAAACCGCTGTCAGCAAAGATGAGACGCTAGCCGGTGCTGATCCTAATGCAGGCGAAACCGTTGTCAGCACGGGGGAGACGCTAACTGATAGCCAAACCGTTGTTAGTTCAACTGATGAGCTGGCAGGCGCTAGTAGCACTGATGAGCTGGCAAGCGGTAGTAGCGCGGTATTGCCGGGAACACCAACTGGAGGCAGGGGCGGGGCGCTCACAGATTGGACGGATCTATATGGCTATACAAAGATATCGCCTTACAAAAAAGCAAGGTTGAAGGTTTTGGCTGGGATGCTTTCAGGCATTCCCGGTGTGTCAATGGGTTCACTAGCTCTTAATTTTGGTAGTGAGAAAGATCCTTATCAGAAGATCGGCAGGGCGGTTTGGGATTTTGGACAGGAGCGAAACGCATGAACTACCTTGAAATGATTAATGAAGTATTGGTTCGCATGAGGGAGATAGAGATAACTCCTGAGCAGGGCGTACTAAGCAAGGATCTAGACCCCCAGCAGAAGATGGTATGCAAGCTGGTTAATGACGCCCGTAACTTTGTAATGCGAGCGCATACTTGGAATGCATTCAGAACTGTATGGATACTTGATCTTGCTCATGGCGTTAACCGTTACAACCTGAGAGGTGGCACAGAGCAGTCAACTATCAGCTTTATTCGCTACGACGATGGCCCCCTTATTCAAGAAGTGAACATGCACGAAATATCTAGCAGGCCGTCACGACAGGGTAGGCCCCTGTGGTTTGCTCCCGGCTGGGTCAATCTAGGAGATGCCAGCCCTATCGTTGTGAAGTCATCGGAATATAACGAAAGTGAGTATGGTTCGTTTGCTGGGTATGGGCAGGGAGACGAGGTCATTAGACCCTTTAACGAAAAGTGCGTACAGATAGAGGTATGGCCTGTTCCTGACAACTCTTATGGCGGCACTGGTGATGTCTATAAATACACTGAAGCTCAGTTTGGATTAGGGCAATGGGGTCAAAAGGGATCTCAGCTATTTGCTTATGGATATTCACAGCCTTCTCCTTTGTATGCTGATGAGGATCTAATGATTGTGCCTGATGATCCTGTCATGCACTTTGCCTTGGCTTATGCCATTTCAGAAAGAGGTGAGGCTGGAGGCGCTACTGCACAGCAGGGGTTTGCCTTGGCTAAGCAATATTTGTCTGACGCTATATCGTGGGACGTTAACAACAGTCGTGGCGAATATATCTGGGAAGCCGTGTAATGCAGTTGCAACAGTTAAGCATTCAAGGGCCGGGATCTCAGGGCTTAAACTCTGAGGTAAGCCCGTTTCAGCAGAGCATAGAGTTTGCTCTTAAGGCTGACAATGCTGTGATTGATAGGGTAGGCAGGCTTGCCGCACGAGAGGCTTTTGCTGATTATGTGTGGGAGAACAACTTTTACCTTGATCCAGAAGAAGATTACGACATCGTGCGGATGGAAACCGTTATGCACGATCAAGAACAGCCTCCTGAAGTCACGCCGCTTGAGCCGTCTAAATATAATATGTCCGAATACTGCACTGCGGAATATGCAGGCTTAAACCTTGAGGACTCAGACTGCGCTCCCAACAGAGAGAATGCTTACCGTTTTGTAGAGCAGGCACAGGGAAGTCAATACGGCATAGGCCAATATGGCTTTGATGAGTACAACGGTTCATCAGTTGCTACTGGTTTTGATGATCACACTGTTGTTGGCATTGCTGGTATTTATAAGATGGAGCAAGCATATAGCTCTGAATACAACCGCCCTCAGTCAGAGTATGGAGTAATGGAGTACAGCCAAGAGCTGGACTTTACTGTAAAGAGTTACGCCTACTACATAGTCTTTCAGATTAAAAAGGGAAGGCTAGAAAAGCTGGGCCTGTGGGAGCCAAAGAACGGACTTACTGATTGCCAGCTTGTCCCATTTATGGACAGCATATTCCTGTTTAGCAAAGGCGAGCCGCCCATAGCTTTCTATAAGGGGTCTTCTGCTTTCCTGTCCAGCCATCCTAATTACAAGCCACCAAGAGATGGTGACAGAGGTGTCGATGAGAATGGAGTTCCGATCGGACTTAACGTCATTGCTCCAGAGCTTAACGGAGATGTTGCTTGTGCCGCCTATGGTCGCCTTTGGGTTAGTGGTGTTAACGGCAATTATGATGTCATTTATTACTCTGATCTTCTTGTGCCTTATCAGTGGTATGACGGCTCTATTGATTCCTCTGAGGAAAAGCCAGAGGGTGAAGACCCCTTCAACTCAGGCGGCATCATTGATGTCAGAGAGTACTGGCCTACAGGTAACGACAAGATTCAGGGCATAGCCGCACACAATGGCTTCCTGATTATCTTTGGTCGGCACTCAATCCTTATCTACTCTGGCGCACAGGGAGATCCTGCTGGCGAGAATGGTTTAAAGCTAGAGGACGCTATCAGGGATGTGGGACTCGTTAACCAAGACGCTATGTGCAACATTGGCTCTGACCATCTTTTTGTTGATCCTTTGGGGGTACGCTCCCTTGGTCGAGTAATACAAGAGAAGTCTGTTCCTATAGCAGAGCCATCACTGAATGTCGCTACAGTAATCAGGGAGCAGATAGCAGAGAACAGGGATACTGTCAGGCTTCATCACTTTATATCTAAGTCTCTGGTTGCTTGCTTGTTCCCCTTTGACAGAGAGGCATATGTCTTTCAGCTTGGTCAGCCTTCTGCTACTGGTGGACTGAAGGCAACCTTTTGGTCTGGTTGTGATTGGTATGACGGCTGTGCTGTTAGGTCGGACTACAAGACTAGAGAGCTTTTGGGTGGCATGGACAGTCGTGGTGTCACGATGTATGACGGTTACGATCAGCCTGTAGCATACACCTTAAGCTATGAATCTACTGTTTTGTTAAGCGGCGACAATCTGATGACTACTATGGTTCCAAAGTCTGTGCTGTATAGCTTTCACCATGACCGCAACACTACCAACCATGAAGACATTGATTTGTATTCACGCTGGGGGTTTGGCACTGAAGAGATGCCTTACATGGCTAAGTGTCACATGGCTAAGAAGAACGTCGCTAGCAACTTCACTACTTGCAAGGTCAACATGGCTGGGTCGGGCGACATGTTAAGAATAGGGTTTGATGTACCTGTTAATAGCCATCCATTTTCAATGCAACAGATTTCTATTAATACGCACTCTGGGCGTAGAACAGTTTAAGGAGAAGACTGATGGAGGAAGACGAATTTGACCCCACCGCAGGAATTTTAACAGGCATAACCAGCGCGGCCGCAGTAGCGGGGGGTATAAATCAGGCCAATAATTTGGCTGATTACGGTAAAACTTTTAACAAAAGTCTAAGGGCTTTTGGTAATACGCTTGCCGACAACAGTGCATTCAAGGGCTATGGCGTAACCAGTAGTTTAGGTAATACAACTATAAGCCCCAATGGCTCTGTCAATCTTGGTGTTGGTCAGAACAGCTTGATGAATAATTACGCCAAGCAAGCAATGGCTAACTCTCAGAATATGTACAACCAAGCCATGCAAGATCCTGCGGCAAGACAGCAGGACATTTACAACCAGATCATGGCGGCACAAAACCCCCAGCTAAATGCTATGCAAGCACAACAGCAGGCTAGAGAGCAGGCTATGGGAAGGGGAGGCGTTAGAGGATCTCAGTTTGGTGGCACAGCAGAAGATGCGGCCATGGCTAGGGCAAGGGTACAGGGTAGCAATGAGGCCGCTCTGGGAGCGCGTCAGTCCGCTATGAGTGAGCTTTCTCAGATGGGTCAAATGGCTGGACAGATGGGCCAGCTAGGACAGCAGGCTTATCAGACTAGCTTCTTGCCAATGCAACAGCAGATGCAGTTGATGGAATTAGCTGGTGCTGATGCAGACAGAGCGCAGACAGGTCAGCTTACGGGTCAGGGCTATCTTGCTCAGCTTGGATTGGGTGGCGCACAGGTTGATGTTAATGCACAGAAGGCATCGACTGAGCTTAAGGGGAATATTATTAACTCTATCCTTGGTAACGCAGGCGGTCTTTGGAAATCAATCTTTGGAGGATAAGTAAGATGGCGGGAAAAGATGAGTCAGCAAGACTCCAAGGAATGCTCAGCGAGATAGCCGGGACGGTTGGCGAGATGGGTGCTGGCCGTGATTGGGGAGCTAATGCAATTCGCCAGATTGCTCGCCCTGATAATCAGGCTATGTTTCGTGGTGAGGAGTTTGGTTTAGACAACTCTGCAAACCTAATGAAGATGGGGCAGTGGGCAGAGCGTAATGGCTTTGACGATCAGGCCGCTAGGTATTTATCGCTAGGCTCAACTTTTCAGGAGGCAGAGCAAAAGAAGTTGTACGGCGATCAGGTTGCTAAAGGCGGCATCAAGATGCGCGCTATTAAAAATCAGATTGCTGACATAAACAGCAAGATAGAACAGGTGGGCGATCCCACTGATCCTGGCTTTTCTGCTCCCGGTCTTATTGTTGCTAGGGATAACCTTAAAAACCAGCTTAACACTGTGATTAGCGAGATTAATGCCGCAGGAGAGGAAAGCCGTTATGGCGTTGCTGATGCTGGCACAACAGCGTATCAGAAGTTAATCACCGCAGACCTTGCTAAAGCTAAAGCGGCAATAGAAATGCAAACGGCTGATGAGGAATTGGCCGCTCTCAGGGCAGAAAGAAATGCTCGGCTAGCTAAAGGCACTCGTGCAACGCCGGACACGCTCAGATATCTGACTGAAGACCAGTGGGATTCATACGCCAGGTCTTACGCATCAGCGATAACCAATCAAGACCGGATTGACGTTAACGAAAGATTTGGCGCTATTAACGAGAGCAATGAAGCAAATGTACTGAAGGGTCTGGATGCTGGTGCTAAAGCTGGCGTGACTATGGTTGCTTCTAGGTTCTCGCAAATAGGTGAGGGCAAGGGCGGTTCGATTACTCTTGGCGATTTGTTTGCTAATTCATTCATTGGCAAGTTTCTGAATTGGGATAAGAACGCAGATCCTGAAGCTCGCATATTTGACTCGGCTACTAATGATTTCTTTGAGCAGATCAATTCTGATTCGGAGCTGGCTAAGGCCAACAATGAAGCTATTGCGGCAAGGCTCATGCTTAACCCTGATTATGCTGAGGCAGACCTTCCCACTAAAAGGCAGATGGAGACAGAGGCATTCATTAACTACTACAGAGAAACCTATCCAGAGTTTGCGAGAGCCTACGCCAAGGACAAAGCTGAGCTAACAGAAAGGGCTAAAGGCTTAGAGGTTGAGGCAAAAGACGCGGCGGCTGGCTGGCTTCCAGGCTACGACCCTAATGGAGATGGTGCTAGAAAGTTTAATGTCTGGTTTGAAAGTGCTAGAGCGACAGACCCTGAGCTTACTTATGCAGAAGCCTATGAAATGTGGGAAGAGAAGTATCGGTCATCTGTAGCTGAGCCGCCTAGACCGGAGCCTGCTGGCGCTCCAGATATGAACAAGGCCGGGAGGCAGATCGCTAAGCCAGAGCCTAGTGAGCTTACTAAGACTAGGTTTAGTAACAGGGCCGGACGTTAAAAAATAATCACAAAGCCAAACCACATTTCACCAAGGTAAAAGTAGATGGCAGACAGCCCCACAATTGAACGGCGTACAACATCGGCAGAAGCGGCAACTGTTGATCCAATCATGCGTGAGCCTGTGGTCTTGTGGATGGTTGAAGACGTTGTTGGCCTCGATCCTAATGAGGCCGCTCCTCATATTAGATCATCTCTTGATGCCATTATGGGGGCTGAAAGCTCTGGAGGTCGTAATACTACCGGAGTTGCTAACAAGAACACTGGCAACCGCGCCCTTGGCAACTATCAATGGTTCCCTGTTCCCTTTAAGGAAGACCTAGAGGCGCTTGATATCTACCTCAGAAAAGCCGCTGGTGTAGAAAAGAAAGATTGGACTACCCCTGATTGGATTGCTGAAGCTATAGAGCATAGAGATCCTAGAAAGCTGTCAGATCATAAGCAGGATCTGGTACAGATGGCTCGTATTACTAGGCTTGCTAAGAATGATGACATCGCAAAGATGTGGATGGGCGACATCCCTGCTCTGCGTGACTTCTATGCTATCAAGCACCACACCCAAGGCTATGAGGATGAGGCAACACTTAGGCAGATGGATAGGTATATGCCTTTGCCTGACGATTATTCTCCAATAGCAGAACCGCCTGAGCTAGAACAATACGCTGATTTAAACAGCCCTGAGAAACCTCCTAGCAATCCTGCTATAGAGCTGGGCAGACTAAACATTGAAGACTATGACCCTGAACCAACCCCTCTTGGTGCTAGTGACTTTGACTTTGATAGGGCAAACAGGGGGATGCTGTCAGAAATTACTGATCTGCCCACTAGACGGAGTGGCGCTGAGATTCTTAGAGAGGCAACTGTTCCACAACGTGGCGGTAGGATACCGGAGATAACAGTACCGCAACGGGCTGGCAGGATTCCTATGGTTGCCCCTACCCAGCGGAGCGGTAGGTTTCCAGAAGTATCTGTAGAGGCTAGGCGCAGGAGTGGAGCAGAGATACTACAAGAACAGCAGGCTATATCTTCAAGGGTTGACCCTACTCTGCCGTCAGTTCCCCCAAGGGGTCAGGCAGAGCCAAGACTAGAATCAGAGCTAGCCGCCGCACAGATGGCTACACAGAATGGTCGGTTTGCAGACGCGGTTGTTACACAGCAGAGGGTAGATGAGACACCCCCTATTGCGCCAGAGGCATCACAGGTAGCAAGCGTTCCAGCTACCAGCCTTGGTAGCCTAGAGATTGATGACGAGCCGATAGTGGCAGAGGTTCCTGCTACCAAGATAGAAGATCTTACCTTTGACGAGAACTTTGAACGCAAGCCGATCCCTGCGGCAAAGGAAGATATAAGGGAGCAGTTGCTGGCAAGTATGCCAGACCCAGAAACCAGAGAAGACAGGCTGAATGCCATCAGAGACTCGTTGCCTGACCCTTATATTCCAGAGGGCTATGAGCCTACCAGTAGCGCGGCACGGAAGATTAGGCGGGGCGTTGACACTATCGCCATGGGCGCGTCCCTTGGTACGTATGACGAGATTGCTGGCTTTCTTGCAAAGGCAGGGATTAATGGCGCTGATGGCTCTTATGAAGAAACAGTCAATAGGATCAGGCAGAACGTAGCAGATCAAAGGGCTGTATCGCCCAGAATAGCTTTGCTTCAGGAGTTGGGCGGCGGCTTATTTACTGCCGGTGGAATTACTAGGAGCTTAATGAAGCAGGGCGTAGGCGCTGGGAAGGCAGGCTTTACTGAGGGCGCACTCACTGGCTTTGCTTATGGTGACAATCCAGACGAAAGGCTGGGCGGGGCTTTGGGGCTGGGCGCTGTTGGTGGAACTCTTGGCGGTGCTATTGGCTGGGCTACTAACAGGTCTAGGAAGATAGACAGGGCCACCATTGAGGGCGCTCGCATACCTGATGACGATGTACTAGACAGTGAAATTGCGCGCCTATCAGAAAAAGCCATGCGAGAAGCTGAGGAAGCTGGTCAGTATGATTGGGTAAGGGCTGGCCCTGGTGGTCTATACCAGCAAAAGCAATTCTCTTATTTAGAAGAGGCTCCTTATCAGGCGTCTAATAGAACGCAACGCCCAAAAGTATTGCGCCCAAAGCTAGACAAGGATGGCAACCCTAGCATCATGCCTAGCGGCAAGGCTGAGTGGGAGATGCAGGATCTCACATGGCGTAACGCCAAGACCGCAGGCCAGTTCTTTGATGGTGTGAAGTTTGGACTAAGAAACTTCTACGATCAGAAGCTAACCCCTGCATCAGATTATGTAATGAGGGAGGTGGCTCCAAGGGTTGGCGCTATCTTCCAGCGATACAGTGAGAGTGCATTAAGAAACAACACCATTGCCTTTAAGACTGTGATGGAGCCTATGGAAAAGCTCATCAAGTCTATGGATGAAGACAAGATGCTGAAGGCTATGGTGATGGATTACACCAACATGAAGCACCTTCAGTGGTGGAATCGGGAAGTGGCTAAGGTAAGGGCCGCACCTACTGTCCAGTTAAAAGGGCCGGGTGAGCAGACAATCACCACCCTTGAGGATCTGCTTGAGTACATCGCTAGGAACTATGGCAATGAGCAAACTATAGCTTTCAAGCGTTATCTAGATTGGAATAAAGGGATTAAGGCCGACCATGTACAGCGGTTGTCAGGTGTTGATGAGTTTAACAATGACGTAGCGCACCATATCCACACCCGCAAGATGCGGAAGAACCCAGACGAAGAGCCTAAAAACATTCTTGAGGAGCTTGATAGGTTCAAGGATGATGCGAAAGAATCAAGAACCCGCTTGTCAATGGTAGATGATCTTAGCAATGGTCAGCCGGTAGACAAGGTAGATCAATATTTCAACCCGCTTCTAACTGATTTCAGGCGCACATCTAATTACGAAGTGCTTAACCAGATGTCTCGGCTGTTTAACTTAAAGAAGCCGGGGAGAGATCTTGATTTCCAGCCCACCGACTTGTTTGATGATTTGTATAGGACGCTGATAACCAGAGGCATTGCCCCTCAGCAGGCCAAGAAAGCGGTGAATGCCATGAAGGATGACTTCATTGGTCAGAGCGAGACACCTAACGACTGGTTGCAGTTCTTTAATAGCTGGGGCTATGCAGGCTCACTGGCTGGGCCTAAGTCTGCTCTCCTTAACTTGCATGACATACCTATGGCGGCTGTGCTGTATGGGAAAAGTAGCTTTAAGGGGCTGTTTAAGGAGATGGGCTACAAGGTCAGCGACAAGGGTATTGTCCAGCGCGTAGGCGAATTCCAAAACTACGTTAATGAGCAGATGTCCCTTGGCTCACGGGATTTGGCTAAGCAATTGGCTGACACATCTAGAAAGGGTACTGACATTTTAATGAAAGCCTCTGGGTTTAGCTGGCTGGACGAGGTTGGCAAGCAAAAGATTACCCAGATGATTATCCAAGACGCGGTAGACAATGTAGATAGCTTGTCCGCTCGTTGGGGTTTCTATTTTTCTAGGTCAGAGCTTGACCAAATTGCTAAGCAGATCAGGAAGCATGGCACTGACGTTGGTAGCTATACAGGCCGTGGCAGAGACTTGATGGAAGAGCTGTTCTTTGCTGGGCTAGGTCAACAGCAGTTGATCTCTAGTGCAGGCCGTCCGCTGGCGTGGTCACGCAATCCTAACCTCAGATTTATGTGGGCATTGCGCGGCTTTGCCATGAAGCAGTTGGCACTGGCTCAAAGAAACATCATCGACAACATTGCTCAAGGTAACAAAGAAGCCGCATGGGAGTACATGAAGCGCTACGCCTTGTTCTCTGCCGGAGCATTTGGTCTGCTCAATGAAGGTAGGCAGTGGATGTGGGGTGATGGTGAGTTTACTGCGGGCGGTATCTTGATGGGGATGGCTGATCAGATTGTATCTACAGCAAGCATCAACACTATCGGCCTTAATGACTACCAGTGGGGCAAGATGATGGAGGAAGGGGTGGCTGTCACTTTGGTTAAATCGGTTGAGCCGCTGTTGACTAGCGTACCTAGAAACAATTTGATGGATGTAGTTCAGGCGCTAGATGGTGAGTTCAAGAATAACGATAGCCTTAACGCAGGCCAAAGACTTCTACTTCCGCCCTCTCAGTTCCCGCTGATTAAGCAATGGAGCAATGCCGTTGAGAATGTTGAGGAGGACTTTGATATAGCCCCTGACCCAATGGCGCAGTTCAATAGGGTGTATCTACAGCAGGAGAAAGTAGATGGCTAAGCTATTTTTCTTTGAAGGTCGTAACACTGGTATCTATGCTGAGTCTGCCGCCGCCGCTAGAGCTAAGTGCAAGCGGGGATGTGGCAAGCTGGTTAAGACTCTAAACAAAACCCCACCTAAGAGTGGGGCATGGGATAGAACTAGGAAGGATGGAAAGTCCCCCGCCAAATCCTCAGTAGGAAAAGGCAGGGGCTATGGGCCTAAGAGGAAGTAGTTAGTGCATATCTACCAGACTAACTGCATTCTCTATATACCCATTGAGTGCTTCATCTCCAATTTCATGGGTCAGCTTTATCTCCACTATCCTAAGTGCGTTAGCTAGCTTAAGCTCATGACGTATTCTTTCTAGCCATTCAGCAATAGACTCTTCGCTACCGTTGGCGAGTGCTTTCTCAATATCAATTAAATGCTGTTCCATTTTACTGCTCCTTTCTATATCCCTGTGAATAAAGCTCAATCAATTCCACCAGCTCAGCCGGTGGGGTTTTATCTTTGGGGTGTTCAATGATAACGGCGAATATAATCTTGCCGTCTTCGTCGCCAAACCACCATGTCTTGTCTGTCCATCCTTCAATCATTAGCTAGCCACCGCCATATGTTTTTGTATGTGAAGACGCCATAGCTTTTCGATTGGGTCTAGCTGTTCTGCGTCAACCACATATCGTTCGCCATATCCAAAGTCATGTCTGTATGCTTTCTCAAAGAACGTCTTTCTGCTGATACATCCGTGTAGCTTGAAGGTTCTGGGGTCACTTTTTGATTGCCCATAGGCAACAGCGATGTTTGCTGTGAACTTATCTGGTGAGTCAAAGATGAGGGGGCCGTCTTCTTTACAAGAACACTTCACATCAATGGAGTACTCACCAAGCCAGAAATCTATCTGTCCATCTGAAAGGACATTCACCACAGGAGGGGGTAGGTCAAACAAGCGGGCAAACAGAAACTCTGCCTTGAAGCCCCTTATGTTGTTCTCTGTCCTGCTAGCCATACCTTTTTCATCAGCAAGCCTGGGTGTTATTCCCTGTAACTCGCACAGCTTCACAGTGTCAGCGCCCATAAGCTCTGCATCGTGATTGTCTTTGGCTGTGAGCGTAAAGAACATCAGTTGTAGCTCACTATGTCGTAGTCTGGATCGGCCTCAGCCTTACGGAACTCAGTCCGGTAGTGGTCACTGATCTCTTTACGGAGGAGCTTGTTGGTTTTGAGGGTGGCGTTGGCTTTCTCGCGCAGGATGTCCATGTGACCCTGTCCGTATAGCTTGGTCAGCCAATCAGTGAAGGCGACAGGGTTGGAGCCGAACCACTGGTGGTGATAGCGGCAGAGGGTTACGGCGTTGTCCATGCTCCAGCGCACAGACTTCTTGGCTCGTCCATATATATGAGCGCAGTCAGTCCCTTCATTAAAGCAGTACTGACAGCGGTGCTGGTCGCGGTGACGAACAGACTTGCTGAACCAGTTATCGCAGGCTTCACGCTTCACAGCCATGTGTACACCTCCAAAAAGACAGTCATCGCTATGACCGCCACAAGAGCCATCAGGGCCTCGTTCTCTTTAGCCATAGTCAGGTACTCCCTTAGTACTTTTGTTCTAGGACGGGGCATTGATGAACTCCTGAGAGGGGATGGGAACCAGTACCCCGGTGTTGCGATTAACTGCATCCACTAAGATGTCCATTGATTCTGATAGTTGCTGCTGTATCTAGCAGGCTACTGCGCTCTACCTTGAAGTAGCTGGTGATGATTGGCTTGTATAAGAGTTCCTTAATGGAATGCTCTGACCAGGGTATCTCCAAGTCGGGCTTGAAGGGGTGGCTAATCTCAAACCCTGCATCATTCAAGGCGCTAGCCATGTTCCTAAACAACAGGTGAAGCGCATTATTTTGTCGGTATGTCCTATCCATTTTCTGGATGGTGTACACCCGATCAATCCTTTGCTCGACCTGATCCTCAATGTAAGCAATGAAAAACTTAGCCGTGTTGCTGTCTTTCACTGTCCATGTCTGGCTCATGTGTCCTCCAAGCTCTTGTTAACCACTGCTTACGCCACGTTAGGTTCTCGTACACGGCATGTCCTGATACACCTATCTCGTTCTTTGGCTGAAACAAAACCACGATAACGTCATTCTGCTGGCCCATAACGATGGCCTGCCTCGCCCTACTGGTAGGCCATTCAAAGCGCGCCTCTACATCTTTGATGGTGAATCTTCTTGGGAAGGCCGCGAGGATTTTGTTGATGTCTTCTAAAGCCGTACCATTAGACATCGCCCCACACCTCCCGCAACTTGTATGCCTGCGGGATAGCTTCTGGTGTGCGAGTTCGTTTGGCTTCACGGTTGACGGTCATTAGGTATTCGTCCTCTTTCTCATGGTGATCTACGACTTCTGTGCTAGGTCACGGGCAAAGCCTGACCCCAGAATTTTGGAATCCAGTATCTCCACGCATCAGCTATATGGGGCGGGCAGTCGGTAGTTAATTCTTTAGGGGCTGGCGCTTTGGCTTGGGTGTGCTGGCGCTCTTCTGCCAGCATCTCCAATATCTCAGGCGGTTTAGGTGCGAACTTCCCTATCTGGAAATAGTTTTTTAGGACGGCCTGCCACTGCACTGAGGTATAACTATTAGAGCGTATGATGCTCTGCCATACCTGTAGCTGTTGCTTGTCTAGCACCTTTCCGTAAAAGCTAAAGCAGTATTTAAGGGCGAACATTACATCGCCCATCTCCTTACTCTGCACGTTCTATTGCATTCGTAAGTATGTGTTCAAGATCTAGCAACTGCCCGTATTCTACTTGGCCTGATGTCAGGTCAGAAGATGAGCTGGTTGAATTGACTTTGGCAAGCCGCTCTTGAACTAAGAGTAGAAGGTGAAATTCTTGGGTCGAGTCAGTGTGAATTGTCACGTTAAATATGCCTCCTGTTACGCTTGCTTACAGCTTACTCTACCTCGGTAATAAGCACAAGAGGAATACTGTATGTCTGTATACTATTGCTACGCGTCGTTGTAGCGTAGTATTTTGATGCTATGTAACATTTGTCAAACGAGGATTCACCCATGAACTACGGCTCGCACTTTCAGCTAAACCTGGATCAATATATGAAGCGCGAGAACATATCGCACAACTCCATCGCAAAAAAGACAGGCGTATCTCAGAAAACGGTATGGTCTGTTGCAAGCGGGAGGTCAACCCCCACCTTGAACACGGCTCAGATAGTAGCTGATGCAGTAGGCGTTGACGCTAGGGTTTTGCTTGGCAGTCAATTGACTACAGAACAGGTGGGAAGGTCACAGCGAATAGGTAGAATGCTGGATCAAATCATTGTGCTAAACAATGAGCAGATTGCTACACTAAACGGAGTCTTAAAGGCTTTTACTAGCACAGAATAGCTTGCAATAGCATCATACTGCCTGTTAGCATTACGTTAACGGGCTATTTTTTTGCCCATTGTTAGGACAAGAAGGAATGAATGCAAAAGCAAACATAGATATACCGCCTGAGATTATTGAAAGGCTCAAGGCGGTAGGCGAGACATCAGCCACTGCGCTGTGGGATTGCCACGGTAACTGGATCATTAAGCACAAGGCGCTGGAGAAGATTGCCACCAACGCTGGCATTACTTATTCCGACTGCACCGTGTACCCGCCACAACCTGGACAGGAACACTTTGCCGTTAGCCTGATCGGTCACCTCGGTGATCGCAGTGAGTGGAGCATTGGCGAGGCATCTCCTAAGAACTCTAAGAATAACTACTACTTTGCAATGGCTGAGAAGCGCGCCAAAGACAGGGTGATTCTTAAGTTGCTGGGCCTGCACGCCTACATCTACAGCGAAGAAGAAGCTGATGAGTTTAAAGAGGCGGCCCCGTCTGGCGATGACTTCTTGCTAGAGCATTCCAATGCTGTGCGCGAGAACATCGAAGATGTGTACCGAATCAAAGAGTGTATCGCTAACGATGACATGGAAGGTGCGGCTGGCTACTACGCCGACATGACTCGTGAGGTACAGGTCGCACTGTGGAAAGCCCCCAGTAAGGGTGGTGTATGGACAACCGAAGAACGCAGGCTAATGTCTGCTGACGGTGAGCTTGCCAAGTTAATTGCCAAGATGAAGAAGGAGAAAGCATGAGCGATGATCGCAAACCACTACCGGAGACAGGGTTCCGGTGCTATCCGGCTAAGCCTGAGAAGATAACGTGCAACATGGTTATCTTGATTGACGAAATGATTAGTTGGTTGACAGCGGAACGAGCAAGACGGAGCCAACATAAAGAAAGACGGCAAGGTCAGGACATCATTACGTCTGACCATGGCAGAAACCACCAAGCAGGACGCCAAGACTATCTCACTCTTTCGTACGATGACTTTGAACCCAGCAATAAAGGCGGTGGGCATCAACAATCAAGCAATAACGTCACCCCTATGCCACCTGTAGGTGATGGAGACATTCCTTTCTGATCACTCACTCCTCAAGAGTGGACTTTAGGGGGGTTCGGTCGAGTCGGCCCCTCTCTTTTTATTAACCAGAGGTAAACCATGAGTATTAAAGATAGTTTTATTCCATATGATGAACTGCTTGAACTCTTTGGGGTTCAGCGGGTCAATGCGCTGTTTCGATGCTTGAAGCAAAACAACATTAGCTTTATTTTAGACAAGCGTAACAAGCCATTAGTGTTGCGTAGCGCATTGGAAGGAACCGCTAGTGACCAGCCAGAGCAAGAGGAAACAGTCGTCTTTACCTAGGTATGTTAGCCGTGACCCACGTTATGGTGTTGTCTATCGCCCTTATTTAGGCAGGGCTAATGGGCAGATCAAGTGGGGCAAGCGGGTTAAGCTCGCATCTCATGGCGCATCTGACTCTGAGATCTGGAAAGCCTACGAAGAATTAAAGGGCATTGAAGTACAGCCCTACACAATTAGCTGGCTTTTTTTTAAATACTTTGCGAGCAATAAGTTTAAGAAGAAAGCGCCTCGCACCCAGCAAGACTACAAGAACTACGCCAAGGCTATTGCCAACCGTGATGTTGGCGGCAAGTTGTTTGGCTCCCTGCCTCTCGCATCTGTTAAACGTGTCAGTATCCGCACCTATCTAGATACTGCATCTGCTCCTGTTCAAGCTAATCGGCAGATCACCTTCCTAAGTACAGCATGGAACTGGTTGGCTGAGTTTGATGAAAGCCTGCCTGCTAATCCAGCGCATCGCATCTCAAAGAATGAGGAATCCCCCAGGGATTTATATATTTCTGATGATGTGTACCTCAAAGCCCGATCGCTAGCACCTGATTGGCTAGGCATTGCAATGGAGCTTGCTTACTGGTGTCGGGCCAGAAGGGGGGAGGTATTAGCCTTTACCTATGATGACTATCAGGATGGTGGTTTGCATGTTCAACGCACAAAGAAATCTCAATCAGAGATCACCGTGTCTCAGCGTGTCACTGAACTAGTGGAGCAGAGCCTGCATCTCCCTCGCTCAGAGGGCTGTAATCACATCGTGAGAAACGCAAAGGGTCAGCCGGTAACTGAGTCCGGGTTTAATTCAGCGTGGCGTAGGCTTGCAACCAGGATGGGTGAGGATCACTTTCATTACCATGATTTGAAAGCTAAGGGCGTGTCAGATATGGAGGGTGAGCAGTGGGCAGGGCATCGTAGCAAGAAAGCGTTGGCTGTGTACCAGCGCAAGGCGCGGCGCATCTCCCCTGATTACGGTTCTCCTGTTACCTCACGATAAGCTGAGAGTGGCGCGGAATGCAGGAGTCGAACCTGCGACCTTCGGTTTCGTAGTCAGGTGTTGATGTCTGTAAACCCGCGTGTTTACTGCATCTCCAGCAGGGCAGTGAGGTAACAAGCACAAAAGTAATTAGTGTTAGGCCGCAGTAATACTGGGTTAAGGGGTATGAGGTAACGGCTGTTTTACCTTAAAGGTGCTGGCATTTCGCTCCCGGGGGCCAGCTAACCCGGCAAAAGACCTGACCTACACACGGAGGCGATAGGTCAGGCTGGCGAGGGTATGTTATCAGTTAGATACACCAAAGCCGCCGTCTGATTTAATCCGGCGCTTGAACCCTGTCCAAGTTTTGATGTTCTCTCTTTCGTGCATTACATCCCATGCCAGATTAAAAGCATTGAGCATGGATTCTTTTGCATCTGCGTGGCGACCAGTTGTGCCGCCCACTCCAGTTTCTTGCTGAGCCTGCCTTAGTTTCTGGCAGTAGCCAACCGCCCAGCCAGCCGCAATATGCGGAGCGGGATGGGCAAGCGGGTCAGCTAGGTATCCAAACAGATCAAGCGTTAGCTTGCTGTCGTTCTGATTCCACTGGAAGAAAATGTAATACAACAATGAGACCGGAACAGCCCCCTGGCATCCTTTGTAGGCTTTGTTGATTAGCCCTTTGTAGGCTTCCCATGTGGTTTTTATGTCCGGTTGATGACTTGCAACCCAATCAAAGATTGCGCCATCTGACTCATTGAAAGCACCAGCGTGGGCATAGGGGTTGCCAGTGCCGCGCATCTCCAATGTCTTTTCGTATCGCCATAGCATCTTTGCTGTTACGTTTAAGACCGAAGGGTCGGGCCACTCTTGAATCACCATGATGTCTTTAAGGTCGCGGGTCTTACCTTGATCTATGAACTGAAACATCTCAGTGTTAATGCCTCGGCAAACCCAGATTCTTTGTGGTTTATCGGATAGCTGAATGGCATAGAGCCTGTGCTGTCCGTCTATCACCCTGCCTTTGGTGTCAATCTTAATTGTCTCACCGGTGTCGGGATGCCAGTTGCCCGCCTTCATATCCTGAGCATATCGCTTCACGAATGATTGCGTTGCACCCCTGTTAACAAAGGATGCGGCTGTGTTTTCCAGCATCTCCCCTGCTTGCTTTGGGCTGATTGTTTCCGCTTTAAATGAAAGCATAATTGCTTCTCCGTATTGCGGCCTGCGGCTATTGCCTGTGGCCTGTTGCAACCTAAAGGCTGGTTGCCCACCATCTCTGCGTATGCAGAAATTCTTTACGCCATTTCCCTCAGCGTGTTCACAACCTGGGATTTCTTTTCCTGCATCTCCGCACGTTCTAAGCCGTTCTTAACTATGATGCTGGCTCGGACATTGGCCTGATACATGGCCCAGTTTTTAAAAGCACAGCGCCGGAGTGTGTCTTTGCAATCAATCCTGTTATTAACTTTTAGGCGTTGCTCCATCTCTCGGGCGTGTCTTGCATAGTAGGCGGCACGATCCCTGATTAACTGGTGTGCCATCTGCATCTCCGTTAGTGCGTCCATTGCATCTACTCCTTTCAAAAGTAAAACCCCCAGCTAAATAGGGGTGGGTTAGGCGCGGTCCTCGCAATCGATGCACACGCCGTCATCGTTGATAAATCCAGTTTCTTCTACCTCTCCGCACTCATCGCACTGGTTGAACCCATGCGGAATGTCGTCAGCACTGGGGCAGTGGGGGTGATGCGAGTTAACGCGCCCGCAATCGCCGCACATCTTCACGCCGCTACCTCCGCATCATCTCGCCGCTGTTCCAGTGTCTCTGCCTCTCCAATAATCTTCTGGCGGCAGGCTTCGGTAATGTCGCAGGGCAGTAACAGGGTGGGGAAACCACGCAACCAAAGTTGCGCGGCGTGGATTGAATCTGCTCGGTCATCTGCTGAAAGGTCGGCCCACTCTCTGAAATTAATTTGCATGGTCGGCCACCTCCGTTTCTGTGTGGTGAAAGCGTGATGTGTTCGGCGTACCGGTAAAGCTGGTCACTGGGTATGCGGTGAGAGTCACGCCAGCAAACAAACGCACCGTCTGATTGCTCGCTCATCTCGCCGCCGCAGATATCGCAAAGGCATACGACTTTCGTGCTAGTGCTGGACACGGCTATCCCCCTCGGCGTAGGCCATAGAGTTAAGCAGGGTTTGTGTGCATCTAGCCGCAACACGGTATTGATGCCGGTGATTACGTAATACAGCTCGCGCGCTGTCATGCGGTAGTTTGTGATATCCATCTCGCCGCCGCTCTCGTTGCAGTAGCGGCACAGCTTATAACCGCCGTAGCTGTGGTCGATAACGTAACGCTCTGGTATTGAGCGCCAGCGGCCTTCCTCATCTTTGCGGTATGTTTCCGCATCTCCGAAAATGGTGCGGTTTAGGTAGTCAACTTGTGCCTTGGCACATTGTCTTGGTGATTCTCATTAGAAGCCCCCCGTACAAATTACAAGCAGGGTGGTGGTGTTGGCTTCAAAGGTTATGCCGCGCTCCACTAGTCCAGCGCAAACCTGAGTCATTGATTCGATATCTTCACAGCGTATTTTCATTTCTTCATCTCCTTTTGAAAGATAGTGCCTGTTTTGAGGGGACAGGCGGCCCACCACGGATTAGCTTACGTAATCAATACCAGTGAACGAAATTCAGCACTCATGATCGCACCCCCTTTGTTTGCAGTTCTTGGATCTGCTCAACTGCCGAGATGTAATCTTTTCTTAGGTTGTGAAGTTCATACCTGAGTTCGCGGTTTTCTTCTGAGAGGCGAACGTACTCCGCCGTGATCTTCTCGTCTCGGCGCTGTTCCCATGTCTTTGCTCTAATGACTGCTGTCATGATGTATCTCCGTGGTTAGAATTTATCGGGCAGGCTTTTGACCTAACGAGTGAAACGAGTTCACTCCGTCCGATGAACCTAGTATCTCAAATTACTTAGCACGATACTATGAATTATTACCACCCTGTTAGACCGTGTTACCCTATCAATAGGGGGGCTTATACCGTTTCGGTCTAGCACGAAATGCCTACCCTCGCCCTAATTACTGGGGTTGAATACAGACGGGATACAGGGTTCCCGTCGTGAGTCTTGGTACAACCCTGACGAGTGAAACGAGTTCACTCAAGCCGGAGCATCCACCGTCATAAAGAGTGCAGTTATCAGGGCTTGCCCGCGCCTATGTTAGTAACCACTAACCTGTTGGCGGCTCAGTGGTAAATCATTTTCCGATGGTAGGTTAGTAACCACTAACATGGTCGTGGCTGGATAGCGTTAATAGTATTGGGTGGTTCCCGTCTCCACTCCCGCGTTTACCCAGCACGGAGGTTTAAGGTTGCGCCGATGGCGCAGTTTTCTCCGTCCTCGATCCTGCGGATCTGCGGTGAGCAGTCCAAACCGTACATCCACCAGCGTGGTTCCACCGGGGGGAGGGGGTGCATCGGCATCCCAGGCTGGAGGTGCCACCCAGATTTACTAGAGGTAAATTTCAGAAAAAAAAGGGAGGATACGTAGGTATTTAGTAATTAGGTGTTGGGGGATACTACGATTTTGCGGGGTTAGCGGGGAAGTTCCTGCGCTAAGTGTTCAGCGTACACCCCCTTGTCAAGTTTCCGCAAGTCTTTTTCGTAAAAAACTAGCACAATACCCCTTGCTTCGACTCTTATTCCTAATTACTATATGCATATCAAAATCAGGACTGCTGTATCCATGTCTAGCACAGGTATGCTTGAAAAGAAGAGAATGCATCACGACCTTGTTGCTGGGGATGTGGAGCGTTTTCTAGCTGAGGGCGGTCAGATTACCCAGGTTAATGAGCGGACTCCTGAGCAGGCTGACTGTGATTACTTCTTTGCTGGTGAGAAGAGGCAAAAGCATAGCCGCAGGATATCCCGCGAGTATGTGAGAGCCGCCAAAAAGAAGAAGCTGACCTTCAAAACCCTGTAGGGGGTTATATGGCTGACTTAGACGAAAAAGCCGCCGCCCATAAAGCTAAGCGTGAGGCGCGGAAAGCCAAGACCAAGGCCGGTCTAACTCATAATGACCTGAAAGCCCTGCCGGTTATGTCCCGCCGTAAGCAGACAGAGCGCCTGCATGAGCTAAAGGCTCAATTCCTATCTAACAAGAAACTCGGCCCCCTGGTTGAGAAGATGTTTGATATTGCAATGAACGATGAGCATGACGGTCAGATGCAAGCCATGAAGATGATTGCTGACAAAATCCTGCCCACACAGTCCTTTTCTGCTGAATCTAAGAAATCCTCCGCAGTGCAAATCAACATATCTGGCCTACAAGTATCAGCTATAGAAGAAAAAGATATAAGCAAAGACGAGCCGGTGAGCATTCAGTAATATGGCCTCATTAGACCTATCACTATTACCTTGGCAACAGACCGTAATGGAGTCTGATGCTCGTTTTAAGGTGGTAGCCGCTGGTCGCCGTACCGGTAAGTCCTACCTAGCCGCTATTTCTCTCATCCTAAAAGCCTTAGATGGGGAAGAAGGGAAGGTGTTTTATGTCGCGCCCACACAGGGGCAGGCACGGGACATCATGTGGCACACCATTTTTGACATAGCTGGTGAGATTATTGAGCGTAGCCATGTCAACAACCTAGAAATCACCCTAGCTGGTGGCAACACTATCTTCCTAAAGGGTGCTGACAGGCCCGACACCCTCCGTGGTGTCTCTCTTAAATACTTGGTTTTAGATGAGTACGCATTCTGCAAGCCAGATGTATTCGACAACATCCTAAGACCCGCCTTAGCTGACAAGCAGGGTGACCTTTTAGCTATTGGAACACCTGAAGGCCGCAACCACTTCTATGATATGTACATGGGTGCAGGCACATGGGATGGCTGGGAAGCCTTCCACTACACCTCATTTGATAACCCATTAGTTCCTAAGTCAGAGATTGAGCATGCAAGGCAGACCTTGCCGTCTTATGCCTTCCATCAAGAGTTTATGGCTAGCTTTGACGCCAGAACTGGATCGCTTTTTGACCCTGATAACTTCATTTACCACGAAAAAGCCAATGAACCTGGAGATCACTATATCTCTATTGACTTGGCTGGCTTTAAACAACAGGGGCAGAGGAAGGCTAAGAAGCGTGATAACTCCGCTATTGCCATCACTAAGGTCGCCCCATCAGGTAAGTGGTATGTAGAAGACATTATCTACGGTCAATGGTCACTGGATGAAACGTGCCAAAAGATATTCGACGCAGTAGAAAAGTACAGACCCATAAAGGTAGGCATGGAAAGGGGTATTGCTCAACAAGCAGTCATGTCTCCTATGTCAGACCTGATGAGAAGGCGTGGACGATTGTTCCGCGTGGAACTCCTTACCCACGGCAACCAGAAAAAGGAAGACAGGATTGCGTGGGCGCTAGCGGGGCGCTTTGAGAACGGCATGATCTCTTTGAAAAAAGGAGATTGGAATGAGCGGTTTGTTGATGAGGCGTCAAATTTCCCCTCCACACTTGTCCATGATGACCTGATTGATGCCCTTGCATATTGCGACCAGATTGCACCAGATCGCTTACCTGGATGGCATTGAGCTAGATGATGAGTGGGAGCCCTTAGAAGACGCCGTGAGGATTTTAAATGGCTAAACTTGATAGCAAAGAACCTATTCTAGAACACCTTGGTGTAGAGCATGGCCTTGCAGAGTGGATGGAGGGCCTTCTTCAAGAGTGGAGATGGCACTATGAAGCCAACTATGCTGACAAGCACGAAGAGTAC